GGGAGGGCATTGCTCTCCTTTTTTTTTGTAAAAAACTAACACCTACAACATTAGTTAGTTAACATAGTATAAATTTTGAATAATCATTTTTAAAAGAAGATAAAAAATGGCTGTAACAATTACATCCTCTACATACAATGGGGAGTTCGCAGGGAAGTATATTTCTGCTGCATTGTTGAGTGCTGATACCATTGAAGGTGGTGGTATCACAGTAAAGCCTAATGTGAAGTATAAAGAAGTGATGAAAACTCTTTCTACTAACGCATTGGTAAAAAACGCTGCTTGTGATTTCGCTGACCAAAGCACAGTAACTTTGGCAGAGCGTGTCTTTCAGCCAGAAGAGTTTCAAGTAAACTTGGAGCTTTGTAAGAAAGATTTCCATAGCGATTGGGAAGCAGTACAAATGGGTTACTCTGCTTTTGATACATTGCCTCCATCATTCTCTGATTTCTTAATCGGTCACATCGCTGCTAAAGTAGCACAGAAGACTGAAGAAACAATCTGGCAAGGTTCGGATGATGATGAAGGTGAGTTTGATGGCTTTGCTGCATTGTTTGCAGCAGGAGGTTCTGGAGTAAATAGCGTAACACCAACAGTAGGTGTAACTGCGGTTACTGCGGCTAATGTTATGCAAGAAATGGGCTTGGTAGTAGATGCTATCCCAAGTGGTGTATACGGAAAAGAAGACCTTTACATCTATGTATCACAAAACATTGCTCGTGCTTATGTTCGTGCTTTAGGTGGATTTGGTGCTAACGGTCTTGGTGCTAATGGTGTTAACAACGGAGGTACTACTTGGTACAATGGTGGTGACTTAGCGTTTGATGGTGTGAAGTTATTTGTTTGTTCTGGTCTTGCAGACAACGATATGGTAGCTGCACAGAAGTCTAACTTGTTCTTCGGTACAGGTTTATTGAGCGACCACAATGAGGTGAAGCTAATTGATATGGCTGACCTTGATGGTTCTCAAAATGTTCGTGTTGTTATGCGTTTTACTTCGGGTGTTCAGTTCGGTATTGGTTCGGATATTTTCTATTACACAATATAATAGTAGTTTAGTTTAGTTAATAATTAGGGCAGGTAGGCTGATGCTTGTCTGCCCTTTTTTAATAAAAGAAAAGAAAAATGGCTTGTGATTTAACAAAAGGTCGTGCTTTACCTTGTAGAGAATCGGTAGGTGGTCTTAAAGCAGTTTACTTTGTAGACTTCGGAGACTTAGGAACGATTACTCTATCTTCGGATGAGGTAACAGATATGACAGGAACATTCTCTGCCTACAAGTATGAGCTTAAAGGCACATCAAGTGTAGAGCAAACGATTAACGCATCTCGTGAAAATGGAACAGTATTCTTTGACCAAGCGGTTACTCTTTCTTTGCCTCAGTTGAGCAAGGAAGATAACAACGAAATCAAGTTATTGGCATACGGAAGACCTCACATTGTTGTTGAGGATTATAACGGAAATGCTTACTTGGTAGGTCGTGAACACGGAGCAGATGTTACAGGAGGTTCTATAGCCTCTGGTGCTGCTATGGGTGATATGAGTGGATACACTCTTACATTCAATGCTATGGAGCGTACTGCTGCAAACTTCCTTGCAGGTTCTGCTGATGGTGACCCATTTGCAGGTATGACTTCTGCTACTGATACTATTGTTACTTCGTAATAAAGTAGTATCTTTGTAAGACCTACGACATAGGTGTTTTGGTTTTGGGATAGGGTAGTTCTTCGGGGCTACCCTTTTCTTTTTCATAACACTTACCTCTATTAGTGGTTAACCTATTATGCATATTGTAACCACAACAGATAAGAAGATATACTTTGTTCCAAGAGCGTTTGATACAAGCGTGTCGGTAAAGATTACTGATGAGGAGACAAACACTTCTTCTACTGAATCGTTAACTGCTACGCAAGAGGCTAATTACTTGCATATCACACCTACCTATACATTTGAGCAGGATAGATACTATACTATTAGAATCACAGGCACTAACGAGATATATAGAGGTAAAGTGTTCTGCACTAACCAAACTGACTTAGAGAAGTTTAGTATTAACAATGGTGAGTTCACTCACTATGAGGATACTGATAATGATAATCAATACATTTACCGATGAGTAATATACGAATCGTTAACCTCGCCTCACACACTACCCCTGCGGTGATTGAAGACAATCGTAAAGAGTGGGTTGCCTATGGCGAAGACAACAACTACTTCCAATACCTTATTGATAGGTATAATGGTAGTGCGACAAACAACGCTATCATCAATGGTATGACCGAGCTTATGTACGGCAAGGGATTATCTGCGACTGATGCCTCTCGTAAGCCAGAGGCGTATGCTCAAATGATGAGCCTATTCAAGCGTTCTTGTTTGCGTAAGGTAACCTTTGACCTAAAAGCATTGGGACAAGCAGCCTTCCAAATCATTTACAACAAGGATAAGAGTAAGATTGTACAGGTAGCACATATGCCTATAGAGACACTACGCTTTGAGAAGATGAATGAAGATGGTGAGGTTTGTGGGTATTACTACTCTAAGGATTGGACAAAGATTCGTAAGAAGGGCTATGAGCCTGTAAGAATCCCTGCCTTTGGACACGGAGAAAAGGGTGAAGCGTTAGAAATCTACTGCATCAAGCCTTATCGTTCTGGGTTCTACTACTACTCACCTGTAGACTATCAAGGGGGTATCTCTTATGCTGAGTTAGAAGAGGAGGTAGCAAACTACCACATCAACAACATTAAGAACGGTCTAAGCCCTTCTATGTTGATTAACTTCAACAACGGAGTACCTACTGAGGAGGAGAGAGAACTTATAGAGCGTAGAATCATCCAAAAGTTTAGCGGTTCTTCTAATAGCGGTAAGTTTATCCTTGCGTTTAACGATAATAAGGAGATGGCTGCAAGTATTGAGCCTGTACAATTGTCGGATGCGAGTGAGCAATACCAATTCTTAGCTGATGAGAGTATGCGTAAGTTGATGGTAGCACATAGGGTTACCTCACCTATGTTGATGGGTATTAAAGACCAAAGTGGTTTAGGTAACAATGCTGATGAGTTGAAGACTGCAAGTCTCTTATTCCACAACACGGTTATACGACCATTCCAAGAGTTGATCTTGGATGCTATAGATGATATCCTTGCTTACAATGAGATTAGCCTAAACTTATACTTCAAGACACTACAACCTTTAGAACTCCAAGCAGATATTACTGAAGACCAGAAAGAAGAACTTAGTAAGGTTGAGGATTGCGGATGTAAGGAAGAGTTGAAAGATGCTGATGACCCTTGTACGGAGGGTTATGAGCAGATAGGTATGAAGATGAAAGATGGCAAGAAAGTGCCTAACTGCGTACCTATAAAAGCTGAAGAGCAACTAAGCGAGGATACTCGCCCTTTTCTTGATGACAAGTTAGCCCACGAGATGTTAGATGCATTGGCTGACTTGGGTGAGGAAGAGCCAGAAGGCTATGAACTCGTTGATGCAGAAATTGTAGGTGATGATGAACCTGAAGACTTTGATGTAGAGAACTACCTCAACGGACTTACAGAATTATCAGCAAAGCAAGATAGCACTCAAGATGGAAACATCTACAAGGTGAGATACAAGTATGTGAAGGGTACTAAGAAGACTGCTAAAGGCAGTTCTCGTGCTTTCTGTAAGACTATGTTATCTCAAGGGAAATTATACCGCAAAGAGGATATTGGTATGATGAGTGCAAGAGGTGTAAATAAGAGCTTTGGACACAAGGGTAGAAACTACTCTCTATTTAAGTATAAGGGTGGTGTAAACTGCTACCACAGGTGGGAGCGTAGAATCTACAAGAAGAAGTTGAAGAAGAACGGAGAGCCTTACGGTGGCGATGCACTACGAGGTACGAGATATGTTAATGTTAACCAAGCGGTAAGAGCAGGATTTAAGCTACCTAAAAACCCTAAAGAGGTTGCAGTAGCACCAATAGATATGCCAAGACAAGGGCATCACCCTAATTACAAAGGATAATGGCAAAAGTATTATTTATAAAGAGAGATGACATTGTACGCAATAGCGTACTCTCTGGTAATGTAGATAGCGACAAGTTCCTACAATTCATTGAGATTGCTCAAGAGATACACATACAAAAC